ATGAGCTGTTGGTGCTAGACACCGCTTCCGCCCTGTTCGACGCCGAGCAGATGCAGGAAGATGGCAGGCAGCGCAGCATCCTTAGACTACGGGCCGAGTGGGAGCTTAAGTGGGAGCGATTCATCGATCAACGTATGATTTCCTCTAATGCCGTAACACCATTCCGAACCCACTACTTGGATTCTTGATATGGGCCGAGAGCAGATACCGTTTCTTGACATCAAAGGATTTCAAGGACTTACTACTAAGAGTACTCAAGAAAACCTGCAAGCTCAACAGCTTCGCATCGCGCAGAACTGCGACTTCTTTGAGGAGTACGGCTCTGTAGCTAAGATCCGCGGTAGCTCTCGTATCCTCAGTACCCCCTACAAAGAGAACGGCGTAGCCAAGGACATCTCCTGGCTGGGGTTCTACAAGGCCCCTGCCTTGGACGGAACCATCCTCAGACAGACCCTCGCCGCAGCAGGAACAACCATCTCCAAGATAGCAGGGGATCAGCTCACTCCCCTAGTATCAGGTAGAACCTCCGACCTGTTCCATGTCTCTGACATGCAGGACCGCTTCATGTACATCTCCAACTACGACCCTGATAAGGTAGGGGTTGGGGACCAGCTATTGAAGTACGACGGCGCAGTCATGACTAACTGGGGTGTCGCTTCCCCTGGATCCGAGGTCACCTCGATTGATAGTTTCAGTTCTGCTGTATCGTGGACCCCGCTACATTGTACCCTAGCAGACCAGTCGAGCGCGACCACCGGGCATGTCACCTGGGATGGCTCCGCTGTCAGTATCGATGCCTCGGCTGATGCTTTCTACGTATTTGATACCTTCTCCCTTGATAAGGAAATGAACCCTTGGTTCTACGTCCAAGGAGATGAGAGAGAGAACGAGAAGGCTGTCAGGAATAGGGTGTCCTTCTTCACGTACTTCCCTAGAGGCTCCCTCACTAAATCAATTACCCATCCCACAAACCAAGGGTTCGCAACAACGGGCCCAGTGATCTCGGTGTACGTGAGCCCTGATGCTAGTACGACTGCGAACAACAACTGGCAGTTCGACTTCTCCAATGGCTGGCTGAGGGAGGGGTGGAACAAGATCAACCTAGACTTTACAGCGGGGGCCCCAGGAAGTGGACAGACTAGCTCGCCCGAAGGACAACAGACAGGTTACTTCTACCCAGAAGACATGCTCGTCAAACGAGCGCGGTTCGAATTCTACCTACAGAACGCCCAAACCGTCACCCAAGACATCGTCATGGACAACTTTCAAAAGGTTGATGAGGGAGCGTTGGTCGCTAACCCGACAGGAGAAGGTAGTATTACAGGTATATATAGTTATAAAGTTGTTTATGTTAGTAAGTATGGTCAGCTTAGTAATGCTGGGCCTAAGAGTGTGGACGTTACTGCTGCTAGTCATGGGCAGATCGACCTCACCAGAATCCCTGTCTCGACGGATACGCAAGTTACTACTAGGAGAATCTACCGAACGGTAGGAGGCGGCACTGTATGGTTGTTCCTAGATGAGATCCTTGACAACGTGACAACCACGTACACGGACATCGTCGCGGATGGTAGCCTCAGTAACGAGACAGCCCCGCAGGCTGGTGACTATGCCGATGACAACTCCGTACCGCCTAAGTGTGGCATCATCAAGTCGTGGAAGAAGACGATGTTCATGGCCGGTGACCCCCAGAACCCGTACACCCTGTACTACTCTGAGGATGATGAGCCCGAGAGCTTCCCGCTAATCAACGCCCTAGAGATGGACGGCAAGATCACTGCCATGTATGAGACATACGCAGGGCTGGTGATCGAGACAGAGGTAGGGAAGTGGCAGATCATCGGTGATAACCCGGACTTCTCCGTAGACAAGGTTGTCCCGAACATGGGCTGCGTGGGACGTAGAGCTGCTGGTACGGCACGGCTGATTGGGTACGCCGTGGACCGTGACGGGCTGCGCCTCTTCGACCTCAGCGAGACCCACAAGATCAGCGAGCCCATCCGTGACAAGTACGATTCCGATATCGACAAGGTCAACATTGAGCTGATCCACTGCGTACACAGTAAGTCGAAGAACATGCTCCTCCAGTTCAACCCTGACGCTGCTGGAGCATACACCTCGATCTTCTGTTACCAGTACGCCAAGGATGACGCGACAGCAGGGTACTGGTCTACCATCTCTACGCCCACAGCGGCTAACCTGAACTTCCTCGATGCTGTAGAGATTGAGGATGCCAATGGTGACTTCCTGATCTACGCTGGTGGTGACGACGGTATGATCTATAGGTTGTTCGATGACTCGTCTAAGAACTGGGTGGACGCTGCGGGAGTTACGTATGCAATCGACACCCAGCTCCAGACACCTTACCTACGAGCCGGGGCGCTCGGGGCTGAGATCGAGATGGCTACTGGTAGGGTCGCACCACATTCGGTAGAGATGAGGATTGGCAGCGACGACGCGTGTATCTGGACAGCTACAGTCGAGACTGCCAAGGGCACAACCCAAACGTTGGCTGTCTCTAGCTCAGAACTGGCATTGCAGTTCGGCCTAAACGATGGCCTCATAAGACAACGGATACCTAACTCAGGGAGTACACCGGCAGAGTATGTACGTCTTACGTTCCAGAACGCTGAGAAGGACGTTTACACTAAACTGTCAGCTGTTAGATTCTACTACCACGTACAGCCTGCTATGTTCCCGGTAACCGATGTCGATAATACGATAGCGTAATGTCACGCGTAAAGACTCCCAAGTTAGCAGCGGAGGTCAGGCTTCGAAAGTGGCCCGCTGGAAGAGTCTCTCAACTCAAAGTGTTCTTGGGTCACCTAGAGCAGGCCGTGGGTATCTCCCTCGCTGCTCAGGTGGAGCAGTCCCCTAAGCGCAAGTTCTCTGAGTTCGTACCTAAGATAGTAGCGCAAGACATCACGCTTGAGAGTTCGTATAAAGAGCTACGAGTGTTTTGGGAATCGCCTAAAGGCTTGGTAAATCTTCTCTTCTATGAGATCCAGATCAGCGCCACCTCAGGGTTCTTCAACTTCGATCAAGCTCAGACCCCTGAGAACTTCTACGTATACCCCCAGCTTACAGAGGGGACAACGTACTACGTCAGGCTCCGAGTGGTGAATAAGCACGGCGAGGTAGGCCCTTGGTCAGACGTAGAAGACGTAGACCTACCTTACGCACAAGCATATGGGTTGCTTGACGAGACAGAACGAAAGAAGAAGATCAGCACCGCCAATAGTAACCCGTGGACGACCGTGTACCAGCGTACCTATACAGCTATTGGAGGAAAGGCGTATTACGCTGTAGATTATGAAGTATCCGTACAAAGGACGTGGGCTCCTGAAGGGGCGGGGAAGAGTGGCAACTGTGAATGGTCTGACTTAGAATTCAAATGGATGGAGCAGGCACCTAGCGGTAGCTCTCTTGTCCAACGAGGACAAACCTTCTTTACTTCAACGTATTCAACTAATGACGCTTTTGGTGTATCTGGATTCTATACTTTTAACGTACACACTTCAGGATACCCAACCCCGCTAGTAATACCTGGGACATGGTCGAATCCAAGACGTGGTACGTTCGTTCAAAAGTTCTCTGAGATGGAGCCTGGAGATTATCTGTTCGAACTACAATCGAGAATTATACCTGATCATTCAGGGTTTGCTAACGACTTTTATACAACGGGGGGTATGAAGTTCGTGTATGGCTCAGACGCAGAGGTTAAGATCAAGAACTTCAACATCTTTGAAACGTTGGTGACATAATGGCTGGTGAATTCTTAGGTAGCTTTGCAAAGTTCTTTACCAACCTAACGATATCCCAACGTCAGGAGTTGGACAGAGCATTCAATGACATGCAGAACTCTAAGGAGCTGACTAGTCTGGATGAGTCTCTCCGGAACTTAAGGAGGAAACCAGATCAAGGCTTGCCAATCCCGCAGCTTTCTGTTAGCACGTCCCTGAAAGGTGGGCTGGTTACGTGGCCAGCACTAACAGATCAGCGCATAAACTATTATGAAGCACAGGTTTCTACGTTTAGTAACTTCTCTGTCTTTACTACGATAACAACGTTTGGATTGGATATCGCACTTGAAGGTTTGGAGTCGGAAAAATACGTTAAAGTACGCGGGGTTAGACGAGATGGTACAACGTCACCTTGGTCAGACGTTGCGGTCATTTCTCCTCAACTGTTTGAGGTTCGTTCACATACAGCTGAAGCGTTCTATGTTAGGCTTGAAACCTCGACTGTGCATGAGATTATTGGAGGACAAGGATCAGACCTAGAGTTCACGCCAACGAACCCAGAAGGTACGAGTATGGTATGGGGATTTATAACAGGCTACGCCGACCCAGCAGTTGCGATGTTTGGAGATGGAGCAATCCAAGCTCGGGTCATGGTGTCTGTAATAGATTCTAACGGTGCAGTGGAGAGTGACACAGAGTACCAGAGGCTTACCTTTGGAGAGCACTACAACTCTCTAAACATAGGACCATTCCCTGTAGAACATCCGGAGCTTGGAAAGAGCCTAGCAATTAGAGTAGATGCGTTTGACCTCACCACCACAGAAGCAGGTGGGGCAAGGTATAAGGACTCCACGCTGATTGAGTGGACGCATATGAACGTATTGGAGGTGGGAATAGAATAATGGCAAGAAGACGAAACGCGATTACTCATAGAATAAATAGGATGCGAGGCCTAGGCCCTGAGGAGAAGAGTCTACTGCTGCGTATCGGTAACCTAATGGACGTGGCTCTGAACAACCGTCAGTCCTCTAACCCCTATGAACCTTCTAGAAATAGAAGCAATCGTGTGCTGTACCCTCCGACCGGCCTCCTAGCTAGGACAGGAAAGAAGAGGGTGCAGCTTGTCTGGACAGCAGCCAACTCGGATGAACACCTTAGATACTCAATCGACATCAGAGATGTAGAGTCAGGTACAGTCATAACCAAATCTAGCTATACGAATACCCTACTGTGGACCGGGGAAGTAGGTACGTATGAAGCACAGGTTAAGTCTGTTGGTAGAGATGGAGCCAGCTCTACGATAGAGAAGGTGAGCTTCACGATTACTACTGAGTTCATGCAGCTAGAAGGAGCCAAGAATGGCCCGATAGAGCTAGGCACTATGGTGCAAGATGATGCTGAGTTGGTGGAAGGATTCAGTATCTTTGTGTGGGGGTCTGTCATCCTTGATAAATACATCGGAGGTGAGAGCAATAATCCCATCATCTTCAAGCTGTGGACGATGGACGGACCTCAAGCCGTGTATGATGCCGACACAGCGACACTCCAGCAAACCATCACACTGTACCCTGCCACTGAGTCAAGCGCTGACCTCGATGGAGATGCCCGAGGTGGGAGTATTACCAGACCCGCAGCAGTTAGATCAGGTAGCTTTGAAACAAGTCAATCGGTTATGTTTGAGCCGATGGAGGTACCTACCGCAGACGTTGGTGATACGTGGACATTCTTCCTAGAAGCTACTAATCGAGAAGTTGAGCTAGATGAGGTGGCCTTGTCTATGGTCATCTGGGGTGGACAACAAAGCATCGGCGAGATCATACCAGTATCTGAGGGAGGAACAGGCTTGCCTCCTATTCCCAAACCGGAAGACCCGTGGCAAGATGATGACCGTAATACAACCACACCTATTTTTGTTCCTAACCTCAATAGCTTTAGGTTTGATAGGAAGACATGGGATGGGGCGACCTATACTGATACTCGGTGGGCCTTCTCAAGAACGAATGATGATCAACACAACGTAGTAAACAATAGCTGGACTATCGCGACTTGGTTCAGACCCAAAAGTACTCACGCTAAGCTGATGTTCTTAAATGATGTCACAAAATCCCCCTCGGATCCGGGTGATCCTTATTACACAGGAGATGAAGCCTGGGAGATAGGTGAGCTTAATGTCTATACTCGTGAGTCCTATACAGATGATCATGACAAAGCACACAATAAGATAAGGATTAGACTGTATGGTACTTATAATGATCTTGCTGGTGGTAGGTACTTTCATCATCTTTCAGTTCAAGTTTGGGGTGATAACGGGTCAGAGGACAGTCCTCCCAGAGGCAATGGTATTAGTTGTAACTTCCGGTCGAGGCAATTCAATAATGACAGAGGCCAAAGTGGCCTGATACCTTATGGTATCTTGACAAGCGGAAGTCCTTGGTCACTTAAAAACTATGCCTGGATGTTCTTGGTAGTGTGTTTTGATGGGGGTCCAGCGATCCCCGGCGGGGATGCCGAAAACGGAGACATCCCCAAGATCAGGGTCTACCTAAATAACAGATCACCAGACCCTTCTAATCCTCTTGATCGTAGTACCGTACAACCTGGAAATGCAATGACTTGTCTGAACCAAAATATTCCCGACAAAACTACCCAGTTTGTTGACCAAGAGAACCCACACCTCCTTATTACTGAGGAGTGTAATCAGAACAAAGCCAACGCCTTCTGGGAAACCCCAGGTCTAGGAGTGGTAGCTAGTCTGGAGGATCTTGGTGTGTATAAGGGAGCTGACACACAAGCAGCTTCGTGGGCTACTATGGAGATGTATCAACAAGGGTTTTGGAATGTGGCACTAGACAGCTGGAACGGAAAGGGGTACTACAATAAGCTTGGTTCCAGGGGTGGGGTTTCTACAATTAGTGGAGCAGTGCGAGATTCTAATCCCGCATGGATACCAGAGACAGGTTCTCCGTTCACGTTGAACCCTGGTCATACAGACGGCCGAGCAAATTCCTTGACGGCCATCCACTACCTGTATAACATGGGGTACGGATCTGACATTGATTGGACGCAAAACTCTAACGTCATGGCTAGTGGCGTTCAAGAATACCCCTTCGCCGAGAATCTCGTACATTGCTGGCAGTGGGGGGCCCTCCCTGCTGACGCCTTTACTGTCGGAGGAGAGGCCTTGAGGGACTCAGGTTCCTTCGTTGATGGTGGAGATATTAGCTTCAACAAGGCTATCACTCCGGTGCAGGCTGGAAAGAGTTCTAACTCTTGGGGTAGTAATGTCACCGTTGCTGACATCATCTCACCTCGAACTCTGACTAATGGTGGGGGTGCCGGGTTTGACGAACCGGAAGGAACTATCGCCGCCGATGGTACCACCATGTCTCAATACGCCTTCCCAGGACAGGGCTTCAGGTCTACTGGCACGCAGTACGGGGGCAAAGATGTTAATAGGCCAGACACCACAAATGGGGTGCTGGATGAGCCGAAGACATATAACCACGGATCTGCCACCAGGGAAGGGCAATGGCCGTAGGATGATTTGCAATTTAATGAGGAAATTCCTATAATTATGTAGGAGACTGCTGCTAACTGAGAGGACTATATGGCTAAACTGTTTTCAAATGCGAAGAATATTAAGACAGCTAAAGAGGCTGCTGGTGGTGCTCAGCTAGCTGGGATCATTGGCATGGAGGCTGTGGCGGCTGAGAAGGCTAGAGCCCAGGCCATGGAGAACGCCAAGATGTCGGTGTTCCAGAGGCTTGGAGCTGACGGCTCCTACGGCCAACAGAACCTCTTCGACCAGAACTGGCAGAATGCCAACAATGTAGACGACCCCAACAGCCTGTTCGATACCAGCGGGTTCGGCCTTTCCCAGCCAGACCAACACCTTATGAACCTAGGCCCCAATGCCGTAGGCCGTAAGGATGTCCTCGGTGTGGCCCGTAGCGGCATCCTAGATGCCGACTCCTATGCCAACGCCATCGCAGGCACAGCTCAGTTCCGGATCGCCAGCAAGCGGGTCTCTGACGCAGAGCAGCTGCTGAACCGTGAAGGCCCTGCCTGGGACATGATGAACAATTCCATCCTCGGGATCATCAACGAGGGCTCAGCCCTCCAGCTCCGAGACACCATGAGAACCCTCAAGAACCAGTATGCCAAAGGCGGGACCGCCCGTAGGGCAGCGATGTACGAAGCCAATGAGCTGGCCGCAGGCGAGCGAGCTATGAGGATGAGGGTACAGGAGACATGGCAGGCTAACCTCGGGATGTATGATACGGTCCATAAGATCGTAGACAGCGCCCAGCAATTCTCAAACACCTTCATGCAGAACCTCCCCCTAGTGAATGACCAGTACCGTTCTGCCATGATGTACTCGGCAGAGATGCAGATTCAGGCGAGCCAGCTGGCTATGCAAAGCTCTATCAATTCCTACAATACCAAGATGACCCAGCAGCCCAGGAACTTCGGGACCAAGCTGCTAGAGGGTGTGATTAAGCTGATACCCCAGGCTGTAGCTACGTACTTCGGTGGAGCGGAGGCTGGTAAGGCAGTCGGGCAGGTGATGAACGAAGCCGATAGTGGTGGACAAGGTGCCGCGACTCAGAATATGCTAACGTCAGGAATGGACTATATAAAGAATCTCGGTGGGGACAAGGGAATCTTGACTCAGGAAAATACCGCCGGTTATGATATCAGTGCGC